TTTCCGTCCGCTTTACTATAGTCAAATAAGAAAGAATCGTAGTTATACAACACTAATTTTGTGTTCTTATTACAAAGATAGGTAATAAGTTCACTAAGAACAAAGATATTTCTTTCAGTTTCGTAGTTCTGTAAAATAAAAGGTAGTACTTGAGTCTTAGAAGTTATACCTCTAATAGGTCTTTTAGATAGAAAACTTTCAATATATCCCTGTTTTCTATATAAATTCCACAAGGACTCTTTAAATTGTTTGACTTTTGCAAAAAATGGTATATCTTTTACTTCTTCAGCAATAGAATCTGTATACAGAAGTTTAAAAGTAAGACCTTTACTCTCTTCATACTGTTCCTTAGTGATGTCTTTAGTATCAAAATAGTACTTGGCTAAGTGAGTATGAATGTCTTCATCGTCAAAAATATATCCGATATGATACGCTAATATACGAATGTGATACGAACTGTAATCAAACTCAACCAATCTATCTTTACCAGCTACAAATGACTTTCTACTGCCATCTGTCTTGTTCATGGCCCCATAATTGATACCATTAAAGGCATTTGAAGGCCTTCCGGTAGTAGTATAAAGGTTGTATTGAGTATATGTTTTGTCTGATTTAACCGACATTAAGGCCTCTTTTGGGGTATAATGACTGAAAAATCCTACATTATCTATGCTAATTCCATTAGATTCGATGGAATTAAACAATCTAGGGGCTATCTCCCCATACAGTTTATAGTACTTAGGTTTGAACCAAGCCTGGTCTATCTTGATAGAAGCGGCTAGTTTCTCATACTTTTCAAAGTGCTTAGCTATAGGGATGATCTTATTTATGTCAGGACGATATTCATACTTCTGACAAAAGAAGTTGTGTGCTGTGGTATTGAACTTAGACTCGTCTATTATCTCCCCAGTAGATAGATACTTGGCCATTTTAAGGCAGTATAAGGCGCTATCTCTTTTAGTGAAGTATCTCATCCTCTTTCCATCTATAGCGTAGATATTGCCAAGCTTATTGATTATAAAGGCCTCTACAGACTCTTTAGGGAGGGAAAAAGCTTCTGTGTGATCAAGACATAGCATAAATCCCATACGGGATCTAAAAGGCTTTATATAGATTAGGGAGATGTCTGCCAGTTTAGGATGACAGTTATCGTTTGATGGAATTACATCAACAATACAATTAGTGAAGTCGTATGCAGAAAACTTCTGAAGCTGTTCTTCAGTCTCTATTATGTAATACACGTTTATAACCTTTGTACAAAGATATGGTTATTTTGCGTACTGTGCCAAATTTGTAAAATAATTTGATATACCCGGTATGGTTTTCTCTAAGTTTTCTAGAGTTTTCTGATTGGTGTTTACAATTCCTGGTATTCCTTCCGGAGTCGTGTACAGCTGCCCTGTTATCTTCCAGAAAAACTTTACTGCTGAGTAAAGTGGGTCTTTGGTGGCCCTTTCGTATTCTGTTTGATCCACTTCCAATATGGTTTCAAACCCACTGTTTACTCTTTTTATTGTGTATCTGGTGAAGGATCCGTTAGAATAATCGTCTTCAGATGGCATTGCATAATGAAATCCGTATGATTCTTTTTCATTTTTTACAATAATTTTTTGTACTATCGGTACTAATTCTTGAGTATTAACCGTATACTCTTTTCCAGAAAAAATTTTTCCGTCATTAGTTATATAATAATCTCCTGTGTATGGTCTCTTAGTTTTTTTTACTAAGAACTCTCTACCTGAAGTTGCTGATACTAATGATATTTCTGATTTAGGGTAGTACATTTATTTTTTGATATAAGGGTATCCGCTAATAAAAAAATTGCTTACCGGTCCTTTAAATAGTCCGGTATTATAGTCTACTGCCTTTTCTATGTCTATTTTAGAAAACAGTATTGCGTAAGACTGGTAAGGTGTTGAGCCTCTAGTTATATCTGCATCTTGAGGTTTTACATCTATTGTAGTAGACACGCCGCTTTTTACAAGATTTGTAACTCTAATAAACTCATTATTAAAAGCTGATGATACTTCCGATACCATTGCTTTATACAAAGACATGTTTTGTATTATAGAAAATAAAGCACTTGTATTTTTTAAATTTATAAATCTGTACTCTTTCGTGTAGAAAGAATCAGATCTTGCTATAGCTATATCCCCTTCTACAGAAGCTCCTGTTCTAACATAGTTTTCGTCTATATTGGTATCCGACAAATTAAAATCAGTATACTTAGCCCCTACAACCAGGGAGTATCCGTCAATAACATATTTTTCATCAGGAACTATTCTACTAACGTAATTAACTTTTTTTAATGTCATATTATCAGAAATCTTATTTTCAATAAAATTTTGATATTCAGAGCTGTTGTTTATAGGAAATGCTGTGTAGTATGCTTTTTGAAAATCATCAAATACATATTGAAGATCTAGTCCACTCCCATAT